GGTGCTCTAACCCTCTTGGTTACTGGTTTTTATGATGTCCCATTCTTGTTATGGGGCATGTATGGGGCATTTTTACTGAGCTTTGAATTCAACAGGGTCAACTGGTCGCTATTGTGGTCTGGGATCCAGTCGCCGTACACGTTGAACAGCATCTGCGCCGAGGTATGCCCCATCTGCGTCGCAATAAACGCAGGGTTGGCCCCGGCGGACAGTGACCAGCACGCATAAGTATGGCGCGACTGGTACGCATTTCGATGCCGAAGTTTAGCCCGTTTTAATGTTTTATCCCAGCTATCACTGATCGAAGTGACCGTATAGCGGTCGCCCACCGCGCCGTGGCCATTCACCCCAGGCTTGAAAACGAACGTGCACGGATCCTTCCTCGATTTTCCCACCTCCCTCAGCACCACATTCACCAAAATTTGCGGCATTAGCCGAGTGATGGCCTGTTGCCTTTTCAGGGCGTCGACTGCCGGTTGCATCAAAAAAATAACGCGGTCGGTACCAGCCTGTGTTTTTGGCAGCGTGTATTGCTTTACTGAGGTCCAGTTACGGCGCACAGTAAGTGTTCCGGCATCCAGATCGATATCCTCCCACGCCAGCGCGGCGATCTCCCCATGACGTAACCCGGTGTAAACTGCCACTGTCCACAGGTTGATAGTTTGCTCATTCAGGCAAGCATTGATAAAGCGCGAGAATTCATCCTGCATCAGTGGATCTGGCCGGACCTTCGCCCGCTTCAGCTTGCTGACAGAAATTCCCGGGTCGACATCGATGTAACCATTATCATAGCCAAACTTGATGGCTCCCTTGGTACAGGTCATATAATCGTTAACCGTGGCCACGCTTCGGCCTTTGGTGACGGTTTTCCGGTTACGCCGCGGTCGCTGCAGGCCGGTGAGCAACTCGTTACGCAGTCGCAGTAAATCTTCCTGTGTTAGCGTTCTGGCCAGCCGGCCTTTGCCGAGGATCTGGCTGCAGGTTTCCAGTTTCACTTCGTATCGCCGGAGCGTGTTCAGTGATAGCTCTGGGGTCTTCAACGACAGGTAACGCGACAACAGGTCAGCCACCGTCAGATCCTTTGATACCCCTTTGTTTTCTGCAACTGCAGCAGACTGAGGAAACTGTTTCGCATAATCAAAGGTGCCTGAACGGATTGCAAAACATATCGCCTGGCGCATTTCGCCGGCCGTTTTCCTGTTTCTGGGGGTATCTGGGAGCCCTAGGGACTCCCGATGACGTTTGCCGTTAAAAATAAACCAGACGCGAAGGTAGCCACCGTGGCTCTCGACCCCGGTGGGATATGCTCTCTTCTTCTCCATGACATAGCCTTATTCAGTCCGTCGGCTGGCGGCCGCGCTGGGTAGCGAACCAGGCGTTGATTGTGGGGAGGTGATACATGGTGTCGCTGTTAGGCTTGTTGTCACCATCAGTAGCAACCAATACCCACTCTTTCCCCTGGCGCCAGGCGCCCTTACGACGGTAAGCACGGATCTTCCCCTCCGAAATGCCGGTGACCAGAATTAACCACTCTTTGGTCAACCATTCATTCGGTTGGATGATGAATACGCCCATGCCTTCTAAGGCTGGTATCTTGATACCTTGCAAAGCAGACAGATCAACAGTAGACATATTATTTCTCCACGTTTGGAGCCCGCTGCAACGGGCCGGAATTAATTACAGTTCGGTATGTTGCTGGTGGGGGTTCAGTAATCGCTGGTGGATTGCTGAAACATACCGCGCCTGGTGAATGGCATCCGCCAAAGCATTATGGCGTTCGCCGTCGAATGGCAGATCACGTTTCGGGTCAAAGCCTATCTGCCGGCCGAGGCTCACCATGGTGCGCACGTCCAGATCGTTGTACCAGTTCCAGCATGGAGCCACGCCGCAACGCTCATATGCTCCACGCAGGATGACATTATCGAAGGCGGCACCGTTGCCCCAGACCTTCAGGTACTTCGTCCGCTTGCAGCTGATAGCAACAAAACTGGAAAGGGCATTGAGGGCTTCAGCTATTGGCTTCGCCTGGTCATTGGTGATCGCCGCCCGGGCTTCGCTGCTTTGCATCAACCACCAGTTAATGGTGTCGCCATCGGGAACGGCGCCGGCGGCCAGTTCACTGGCAAGATTCACCGCGGTATAGAATTGCAGTTGACCCAGCTCACCGGTAGCAGGGTCGAAGAACACAGCGCCGATCGCCACGATTGGCGCGTTGGGCTTTTTACCCATGGTTTCCAGGTCAATCATCAGATCATTCATTGTTTTTCACCTTGCTTTGGCTGATAGAACGCATCCATCAGGAAGCGCTTGCCAAGTTTGGTTAATTTCCCGTGCAGCTTCTTCGTGAACCCGATTTCCACCATGATGGTAGAGAGGGTGTGGCCAGACCATGAGTCACACGCAGCCTTAAGACACCCTTGCTCTAACAGCTTCCGTTTATTGACTGGGCCGAAATTTGTACCCTCGAAGGTCTGTTCGATAAATTGATCAGTGATGTGGTCACAGTTAACCGGCTTAGCCATCGACGGTCCCCTTAACAAAGATGATCCAGTGCGTTTTATCGTTCTTTCCAGTGCGCTGCCAGATAGCCGGTTTCTCGTCGGTGAGGGCGATGATGTGGCTTACTGGTATCTGGGTTTCATTCCACTTGAAGATCAGCACGCCGTGTGGCCGCAGCACGCGAAATGCTTCGCTGAACCCGGCGCGTAGGTCTTCACGCCACGTATCGCGGTCAAGCTTCCCGTACTTCTTACCCTGCCAGCCATTTGGCCCGACGCGCTCCAGGTGGGGCGGATCGAACACGACAACCGGAAAGCAGCCGTCTGCAAACGGCAGTGCGCGAAAGTCGGCGATCAAGTCAGGAGAAATCACCAGCGGTCGACCATCGCACAGAGTAAGGTTTTCGCTGCGCTTGTCGCTGAATACAGCCCGATCGTCTTGTTTGTCGAACCAGAACATGCGAGGACCACAGCACATGTCGAGAATGCTTTTTCCAGCTAGGCTCAGTTCATTGGTTGGCATGATGTACCTCGCGATTCTTAGCGAGCCACTCGCGGTTTTTGCGACAGATCTGCGCCAGCGTATTTAACTCGATGAGAAAACCGCACATACCCTGGGCAGTTCGACGAATGCCAATCCTGTTAGACTTGCCAACCGAACGCCGGGCCGGGATCACACCATCTACCGGCAGGCATTCATACTGTGGTGGTAACTGCTGCTGGTGGATATCTGCCAGGCAGTTGCTTTGATCTGGGTACACCCAACCTTGCGGTACGAACTCGCAGGGCTGGTACGTGTAGCAGACGAGCAGGAACAGGCCGAACATCACACGGTCCTCTCGGCGCTAAGCTGGTGGAAGCGCTGCAGGAACATGGTCCGCGCCTGCACCGGATTTACAGGAGAGACGAGAAAATCTTCAGAAGGGGTGATCCCTTCGAGCATTGGCCACGGTGTGCCGTCGTCAATATCGAGGTCGCGGCGTTCGGTGGCCAGCATCACCAGATCCGCATGCTTGACTGCTGGGCTATTTGTCGCTGGCAGATTAAATTTATAACGAATAACAAAATCAATATTATTTTCGATGCCACGATAATCAGGAATTAATTGCTTTAGCGGCGAAGGAATATCTTTGCAATAAGCTTCATGAGCATCATGCAATAACGCTTCAAGTGCGTACTCAGGTGGCACTATCTGGCTAGCAATAACACAGTGCTGAGCCACGCTATAAAATTCAGGTATATGCCCATTAAAACGGCATTCATGCGATAAAGCTTGAGCGATATCTTCAATACAAATATCGTCCACGGATGGCGCGGCGTAATCAAAACGCTTGCCAGTAAATGTTAGAACCCAAGACATAATTTATCTCCACACAGTTTTTGGCAACACTTCACCAAATACCCCATTGCTGGGGTATTTGAGGCAATGCTATTAAAAATTAATTAGGCTTTAAATTTACCGATGAAAGACTCAACTTCAACGCCATCGAATTTACTGATCAGCAGGTCACGGAATTCAGCGGCAATTTCTTCTTCCGCCGCTTCCAACTGAACAATTCGCAGCACCAAGATCGGCTTATCGCTGGTGATAATGCTGTAGCGCAGTTTGAAGCGGCGTTCACCCAGGCCTTCATAAGGTACGCAATTGAATTCGAATGCCGCCGGCATGACGTCTTTGCTCTTGGCTTCAACGCTTTCCATCAGCGAGCGTTTGCCACTGAAATCGTTCTCTTCATGATCGGAGGTTGAGATTGACTCAATGGTGATGCGGCGAACGGCGCCAACAGCCTGCTTGATATCCAGCACTGTGCCGTCAGCATCAAAGGCCAACAGGAAATCACGGTTATCTTCCAGCCATTCAGCCAGTTCTTTCTGGCCCTGTTTGCGACCGTTGATATCCAGCAGCCCAGTGAATGGCGCGGTTTTCTTCAGAGTAATGGCAGCTTTGTTGTCGGCATGGCCTGGGTTTTCCAGAGTGCCCAGGTTGAAGATGGTTTCGGCCTGCATACGTTCTGCATCGATGAAGCAGCGGACGCCTGCGCCAGCGTAGACTGAAGAGTATTTAACGAAGTCTTCAATACTGGTAGTAGCCATGTTGCCGCGAAAGCGGAAGCGGTTTTCGTTGAAATGCTCGAGGCTATGCAGGTCAACATCATTCGGCAATACAGCTACAGGGCAATCGGTAACTTCAACTTTGTTAAGGAAGGAAGCCGCAAGGGTGAGGCTTTTAATTTGCTCGATGGCTGATCCGTCTAATTGAGACATAAATATAATCCTATATATTGGAAATAACTGTGTTGATTAATAGGTCGCGGTATTACTTAGCGACGCGTAATTTACCGTCGGTCTCTCCGTTAACAGTAAATAGCTGGCCTTGGTCTTCTTGCAGAATTGTTAACTTTCCACCTTTACCGACATACATTGGTGTTTCAGTGGTGTCTTCTTCTGAAACTTTTCCGCGTGGGGTAGGGGTTACAAATTTAAGTTGGTGCTTAATAGCAACACGTTTTTCTTCAACCGAATTGCTTAAGCGGTCAAGGTCAAAGGTAAGTACAACCTTCCCCTTGCCACCATTATTGAGAACACCCAGAGCCGTAGCGTTTAAAGCTGCTGAGATTTTGTTTTGAAACACACCGGCATCCAGTTCGCCCAGAAAGTCCGGTACGTTGGTCTTGCGGTCTTCACTCATTGAATACTCCTCACACGAAGCGGCGATCGCCGCGGTTTTCTCCACACACCAGGTAGCGCACCGGTACAGGGTTTTTATACTGTGCAATATGAAAAATTGAACTGCCCAGTGCGCTACCTGATGTGTAAAAAAGGGCGGCCAGCCTACGAACATTATCTTCACCTCCGAGGGGTAGAAGCTCGGCGTGGCCGCCAAAGACTACACACAGCACTTACTTGGTTGTGGTGGCCGGGAATTCGCCGACATCGTTTCCCCTACTGGTTGCCACTTGTATCCCGGCACATCGGTGCCTGCTGTCACCACAACGGAAAGAGCATTGGCGCCACACCGGACCCTGGCGCGTGGTGTTTTATGTCCTGTTCAATGCTCTTACCTGTTGTGTGCTCCGTAACGTGGAGCGGACGGGCGATGTTTAAGCCTCACGGGGCATTCTTTAACCGGGATTACGCCGTCAACCGGTTTCACTGCCGTGACAGGGAGGGTTACTTGCCGTTCGCCTTCTCCAAAACACACCGGCTGACGCCGGGCGGCCCGTTTCGAATCAAATTAGGTGCTGGTCTTTCCCAGCAGTCACCGCGCCTACGTCGCGAACACGCCACTTGGTAGACATTTATAGGCCGTCTTGAAAGTGGTAAGCCATCCAGCCTTGATAAAAACCCGCACCGGATGCTTATCAAGAATGTGCCGTCTCTTCCGGCTGTCATGCCGGTTGAACTCCCCGGCAAGGAGATGCTGACTGGTAAACAACGCCCCCGAAGTTTCCAGCCTTAAACCACATTGGGCTGCTCACTCATGAGTTAGGATCCTCCACCGCTCCCAGAACTGAGGGAAAGGGCGAGTGAGCATGCCGTTGCGTACACTGCGTTCCTGATTGGTACATTATGTATCTACAGGGTACATTGTCAAGCGTAAAAAAACCTGCCGAAGCAGGTTATTTGCAATTTGCAATATTTAGGCTCTATATCGCCTTGGTTTTCCAGAGAAAACGACAGTCCCGATAATGGAGCAGTTCCCGTCAATTTTGATGTACTGCTCTGGCCAATTCTTATTTAGGGCTTTTAAATACTTTTGGCCTGCATCTTCAACTAACCGCTTAAACGTTGTTTCTCCTGAGTCAATGAGAAGGGCGATTACGTCATCGCCGTGCATTGCGGGAACTTCTGGATCAACAAAAATCATATCACCGGGTCTGTACTCATCGCTCATAGAGTCACCGATGACCCTAAGTATGTATGTCATTGGCCCGCATGGTACGGGGCATGGGTATCTTTCGGTAAAACTCAAATCGGCCTCACAATAACCAATTTCTGTCCAAGCTCCGGCCTGCACCCAGGAAATAACAGGGACCATATGAATTTCTAGATCTGTGTCAGATACATCAGGTGCGGAGGAGGTTGAAGTGACATTGGTTGTCTGGTGTTCCTTATCCAGCCAGCCTTCCGGTAATGAAAAGCATTTTTCAATATGGCGCGCGAGGTCGTCCCCGATTTTCTTCGTCGGGTTTTTGCCTATAACTCTGCTGATCTGAGTTGGTTCACGATCAAGAAGCACTGCAAAGGAGTTGTTCCCACCAGTGCTATCACGCAGCTTTCTGGCGTTCTCACGCCGGATTTCTTCATTAGTTTTCATACCCATCATTTAAGGATGTGTACCAGCGTGGTACAAGGGCCTTGCGGGTTCATATAAATAATGCATAATGTATCTCGGAGGTACAAAATGAAAGAATATTGGGACACCCTTACTAAGGCAGAGCAAAACGCTCTAGCAAAGCGTGTTGGTAGCAGTTCTGGTTATCTGAGACTGGTTTTCAACGGTTACAAAAAAGCTGGTTTTTCCCTTGCAAAAAAAATCGAAGAGGAAACCAGTGGCGGCGTTACAAAAACTCAACTCCGACCAGATATTTATGCAAATCCTACCACCAACCTTAAAGCTAGTTAACTACCAAAGGAAAAACAACATGGTAGAGCCAAATTTGAAAGATGTAGTGAAAGGCATGTGTAAGGCGGTAGCTGGTGGTCGATCGGCGATGGCCGGCGCCCTGGGCATGTCTGAGACGGCTTTTAACAACAACTTGTACGAGAAAAATGGTTGCCGCTTTTTTGAAATCGGTGAATTGGAAGCCATGGAGGATATTTCCGGTACCAACCTGTTGACCGAGTATTTCGCCCGGCGCCGCGGGTTGCTGGTAGTAGAACTTCCTGCACTGGAAGAGCTGGATCAGGTGGAGTTGTTCAGCAAAAGCATCCGCACGGCGGCGCACCGCGGTCATGTGGATCAGATTATTCAGGAGTCGTTGGCTGATGGAGTTATTGATGAAAAAGAAGCTGCCGAGATCATGCGTCATCACCGTAAGCACCTGCAGGCGCGTGATGCAGAGGTTAGGGCGGTGCTGGCGCTGTTTGGCAAAAAGGCCAAGTGCCAGAAAGGGTAACGCCCAGAGGTTGCAGCCCCTGGGCGTCGGTGCGAGTAAATCAGTGTGTGGAGAAATAATCGCATGAGCAATTTAACCAGAAATTCAGTGGTGCCGCAAATTCGTTGCCGAGCAATGACTGGCGGTAAATCTGCGTCGCCGTTCCGCTATGAAGTAAATGTAATGGGTCGTTGGATTGCCAGCAACTACCAGTTTGCGCGTTGGGTGGTAGATAGCGGTCACTGGCTGTCCCGGAAGCAGGAGGGTGTATGAACCAGTTAACCAGCTCCGTCATGCCGACCATGAGCAGTCGCGAAATCGCTCAGTTGGTTGAGTCCCGGCATTCTGACGTATGCACCACCATTGAACGTTTAGTGAAGCGCGGCGCGATATCGGGGTATACGGCAATGCCGTACACCCACCCCCAGAACGGTCGACAATACAGCGAGTACCAGGTGAACAAGCGTGACAGCTACGTTGTGGTTGCCCAGCTATCACCTGAGTTTACAGCCCGCTTGGTCGACCGGTGGCAAGAACTGGAAAACCAGACATCTGTCCCACAGTCACTTCCTGAGGCATTACGCCTGGCTGCCGACATGGCAGAGCAGAAAGCGGTACTGGAGCAGAAGGTGCAGGCCGATGCTCCGAAAGTGGCCTTTGTCGATCACTACGTTGACGCCAGCGGCGCCAAGAGCCTGCGTGAGACAGCCAAAATCCTGAACATGCCAGAGAAGGCGATGATTGATGCGCTTTTGCGGGACAAGGTTTTGTTTCGCCTATCGGGCAATCTTTTACCTCATGCCCTCCGCCAGCGTGACGGTCTTTTCGCGGTTAAAACCGGCAAATCAGATTTTGGTCATGCCTTCACCCAAACCCGGGTAACGCCGCGCGGTATCCAGTGGATCGCTGAGCGTTACGCCTCTGAGCTGATGGTGGGCTGATATGGCGAACTTACTTATTCAGGCTGGCTGCCACTACCGCGATCGCAATCACGCAGTGGTGCTGGTGCACAGCACAGATCCGGAGCGCGAGACCGTCACCTACAGCCCGGTAGGGCAAGAATGGGCGATCACAACGCCGATGATTATTTTCCGGTCACGATTTATCAGGTTTGACGTATGAGCAGAATATTTGAAGTTGTTCAGGCCATGTCAGGGCAGAAGAACTGCATTGTGATCCCTGGCCCTTACTTGGATTTCTTTTCCAGTGACCAGCAGTCCTTTGCTTTGGCTGCCGTGCTGAATCAGCTGGTGTTCTGGACAGGGAAGTCATCACAAGACGATGGCTGGTTTTACAAGACGCATGAAGAGCTTGCAAGTGAATTGCGCGGGGTCAGTGAAGACCAGGTGCAGCGCGTTGTCAGCAAGCTTCGCAAGAAGTATTTGCCGGGTGTTATTGAAGTATCTACCCGTAAGGTAAATGGCACCCCGAAGAACCATTATCGTATCGATGGCGACAAGCTAATTGCCCTGATATTCCCAGCAGTCGTGGATTCCGCAGAATCGCGTAATGAAAAACGCGAAGGTACGGAATCCATTACGCAGAATCACGGAATGGAAAACGCAGAAGTGCAGGAACAAAGCCGCGATTCTGCGGAATCCTATCTCTATACAGATCATTACTCAGATCAGAACAAACAGATCATAAAACCTGTTGGTCAACTGGCTGAGCCAGCCGACCCGCAAGCGGATGATTCTCTAAAAATCGACTACCAAGCCGTGTTGGACGTATTTCACACCACGCTGCCCACTATGCCAAAGGTTCTCAAAATCACTGATGGTCGCCGGAAGGTGCTGCGCAAGCTCTGGAAGGATTACGACCTGAACCAGGACAAGTGGGGCGCCTACCTCCGTTACATCGCCAAGAAATGCCAGTGGATGCTGGAAAACCGTCCGGACCCGGCCAGCGGCAAGACGTGGCGCAAGAAGGATTTCGACTACCTGATCACCGAGGCGTGCTACCTCAAGGTCAAGGAGTTCCGTGCTGACGATCTGCCCAAGGTCCAGAGGTTGGACACTACCGCCCGGGACGACGCGTACACCCGTCTGATCTCCCAGCGCCGTAAACCACAAAACGAGGTAGAACGCCTGGCTAAGGAAATGGCTGGTTCACTGGGGCGCATGACAGATTACGACGCCCGCCGGGCATGGACAGGTATTTGGGCGAAGGCCGTGGAACAAGCCAGCGAGAACGATTTGGGGAGATTGGCAGGATGAAACCAGCAACACATCAAATTTTAGGCGTCACCGTATTCCCGCTGGTGGTAGTGCTGCAACAGGTTCGCCGCTGGTGGTCATTGCGGTATTTGCGCGGGTATTGGGCTGATGATCAGGATCTGCGCCGTATCGCCCGGGAACGCAACTGGGTGCGCGTACTGACCCAATTCAACATCGAGGCGCGCTATCGCTTCATCAAGCTGCTGGCCACCGCTGAACAGCAAAGGGGGATCCTGTGAGCAAGTATTGTGAAAGTCTCGCGACTTTACGCGAGCAACCGGCCCACCAGCTGAAAGAAGTTGGCGATCAGTGGTGTACTCCCGACGCCCTGTTTTGGGGGATTAATGCGATGTTCGGCCCGCTAGTGCTGGATCTGTTCACCGACGGTGATAACAGTAAGTGCCCGGCATTCTACACGGCTGAAGATAATGCCCTCACTCAGGACTGGTCAGCGCGGCTGGTGGAACTGCACGGTGCTGCTTTCGGCAATCCGCCATATTCCCGCGCCCAGCAGCATGAAGGGCAATACATCACCGGTATGCTGCACATCATGGCACATACGATGGCCATGCGTGAGCTGGGCGGTCGGTATGTTTTCCTGATTAAGGCTGCAACATCGGAAACCTGGTGGCCTGAGCAGGCAGATCATGTTGCTTTCATCCGCGGGCGTGTTGGATTCGATGTGCCGAAGTGGTTTGTTCCGGCAGATGAAAAACAAGTGCCCACCGGCGCATTCTTTGCTGGCGCGGTCGTTGTATTCGATAAAACGTGGCATGGCCCGGCCACCAGCTATGTGAGCCGCACCCAGTTGGAGAATATGGGTGAAGCCTTTTTGGCGCAGATCCGCCGCGAGGCCGAACGCCTGGCACCACAAATCCAACCCCAAAATATTCCAGAAAATATTCTGCCGGAAACCGCCAATACCGTGTGGCCTCAGGAAGTAAATTTCCTGTTTGACCAGGTTGTCACAGCCAGCAGCCTGCCGGCGCACCTGCAGAACAAACTACGCAACCACATCAACCGCCTGAAGTTGGAGGGCGCCCCGGAGGCCGCCATTATCCAGGCAGCAACCACTTTAACCGCCGCAATGGGAGCCACAGCATGAACCGTGAACTGATAGTAGATAATTTTGCTGGTGGCGGCGGGGCGAGCACCGGCATTGAGATGGCCACTGGGCGCAGCGTTGACATTGCGATCAATCACGATGAAAACGCCATTGCGATGCACGAAACCAATCACCCCGAGACGTTGCACTACTGCGAATCGGTCTTTGATATCGATCCGGTCGCGGCAACCGCCGGGCAACCTGTTGGCCTGGCATGGTTTAGTCCAGACTGCCGTCATTTCAGCAAGGCCAAAGGCAGTGCGCCGGTTAAGAAAGAAATTCGCGGCCTTGCCTGGATAGTTATCCGCTGGATATTAAAGGCCCGCCCTCGGGTGATCCCGCTGGAGAACGTGGAGGAATTCAAGACGTGGGGGCCGTTGGTCACCGACGAGAGTGGTAATGATTATCCCTGCCCGGATCGTGTGGGGGAAACGTTCGCGGGTTTTGTGGCAATGCTGACAACCGGCATTGCAGCAGATCACCCGGCGCTGGCTGAATGCTGCGATATTTTGGGCATTGAAGAGGGTAGTGACGATCACCGCCGGCTGATTGCTGGTCTGGGGTATGTTGTCGATTACCGTGAATTGCGTGCCTGTGACTATGGCGCGCCAACCATCCGCAAACGCTTCTTCATGCTGATGCGCTGTGACGGACGGCCAATTGTCTGGCCAAAGCCAACCCACGGTGATCCGAAGTCACTTGAGGTTCAAAGCGGCAAGTTGAAACCATGGCGCACAGCAGCAGAGTGCATCGACTGGTCAATACCGTGTCCGAGCATTTTCGAGCGCAAGCGCCCGCTGGCGGAAAACACACTGCGCCGCATTGCCCGCGGCATCCAGCGATTTGTTATCGACAGCCCGAACCCGTTTATAGTGAAGTGCAACCACACCAGCACCAAGACAACGTATAACTGCTTCCGTGGCCAGTCTTTGGACGAGCCTTTGCAGACGATCACCAAGACCCATGGGTATGCGTTGGTCACCCCCATGATTGCTGGTGCCGGCGGCTCAGAATACCAGGCAAAACCACGCAGCGCAGATCAGCCTATGCACACTATCCTGAAGCAATCGCGGGCTGCATTGGTTTCGCCGATCATCGCGCGTATCGGTCAGACAGGTTTTGGTGGCGATCGCCTGGCGTATGAGGCCGGCAAGCCACTGACGACCGTCACCACGAAAGCAGAGCATCTTCTGGTGGCTCCAATCATTGCCCGCCAGTTTGGTAATAGCGTAGGTCATCGTGCTGACGAGCCAAATGGCACGATCACTGCGGGCGGCGGTGGAAAAAGCCAACTGGTGGCAACATTCCTGGCGAAACACTTCGGCGGTAATTACACAGGTCCCGGCGCGGATCTCGCTGAACCGGCGCACACGGTGACGATTGTCGACCACCATGCCCTGGTTACGTCAAACCTGATCAAATTCCGTGGTACCTGCAAAGATGGCCAGTCCGTGACTGAACCTATGCCAACCATTACCGCCGGCGGTCTGCATATTGGCGAGGTGAGGGCGTTCCTGCTGAAGTATTACGGCAACGAAAAGGAAGGGGTGAGCCTCACTGACCCACTGCATACCGTCACCACGAATGACCGATTCGGCCTTGTCACTGTAGAAGGCATCGATTACCAGATCGTTGATATCGGCATGCGTATGCTGCAGCCACATGAACTGTACGCCGCACAGGGTTTCCCGTCCTGGTACATCATCGATCAGGACTATCGCGGCAAGAAGTACGCCAAGGATAAGCAGGTAGCACGCTGTGGTAACGCTGTGCCGCCACCGTTTGCAGAAGCGCTGGTGCGTGCCAACTTGCCGGAGCTGTGCGTTGAGCGCAAGGAGGTGGCTGCGTGAGGATGTTACTTACCTCTTACCTGCAGCGTGATCTGGGTGTGGTGCTGCTACGCCCGGGTAGCGACTTGCTGCATTATTTCAGTGGGCGTTGCCGCCTGCTGATCGCCAGTGAGCCGGAAGAGTTAAAGCCGTTGCCTTCCGGCCTGCTGCCGGCAGTAAATCAGAGCCTGGCGGCGGATCCACGGTTGTCATCTTTCTTCCAACATGAGCGGGTTATTGCTGCGGCTGGTGGTGATGGAGCGTTGCGTGAATGGGTGAAGCGCGGCACGGAATGTCAGTGGGCCGCCGGCGACGATTACCACCATCATAATATGGACATCCTGGACTATGACGGCCGCCCGGTTCGCTTGTGCTGGCACCATGAGCACCGCCTGCGGGAACAGACGTTGCCGGAACTGGATGCCATAGCCGCGCAGAACGTGGCGGACTGGGTAGTTTACCGCGCTCGCTCTCATTTCATGTTTGGTGAGGACCACCAACTGAGTCTGCCGGAATTGTGCTGGTGGGCTGTACTGCTGCAGGTGTCCGATCTGTTGCCTGATGCGGTAGCCCGCTTTTCCCTGCGTCTTCCACCAGCCACCATCCCAACGGGAACACGTAAAGAGGCCGATATCGTGTGGGAGAAAGCCCCACAGGCGATCATTAACGAGTGCGTGGAGAAGGTGAAACCGGCGCTGGCCATTGATATCGACCCCGAGCCACTAGCAGGTTTTATGCTGCTGCCCAAGCTTACCCGCTGGGAGTGCGAGAAATACACCCAATGGGTGAAGTCGCAGCCATGCTGCTGTGGCTGCAAACGCCCGGCAGACGACCCGCACCACATTATCGATCACGGGCTTGGCGGCACCGGTACCAAACCACACGACATTTTCACCATCCCCCTGACCCGTGAATGCCATGACAAGCTGCATGAAGATGTGGCCGCATGGGAGGCCAAGCACGGCAGCCAGTTATTCCACCTGGTGCGCACGTTGAACAAGGCATTTGGTATTGGGGCGATCAGCACGGCAAATAAACGCGGGGCAAAACGATGAATCTCGAATCAGCACTGAAACACTTCAGCCCTAAAAGCCTGAATATTTCCGACTCGTCCAGAGCTACGGCGAGCGAAGCATTAACGGGTACTGACATCATGGCAGCACTCGGCATGGTAGAAGCCAAGGCAGTATTTGGCATGGCACTTTGTCTCGGCAAGTATGGTGTCAGTGAAGAGGATCGCCAGCGGTCGGTTGATATGCTGACTCAGTTTGCCAGCAAGAAAGCGCCAAGGGCGATAAAGCGAGCCGCCGGGGCTAAGTTTGGTCGTTGCCTGCGTATCATGGCCGCAATGGCTTACGGTGAGTTTTGTCGTTCGGCATTGTCAGCTGAGCCGTGTTCGTGCTGCCAGGGTAGAGGGTTGGTGCGTAAAACCCAGATTAACCGCAACGAGCTGGCCATAGAGTGGGAAGAAAACAAATTCAGCATTAATAATGGGTTGTGGATGATAAAAGACAAATTCCAGCCGCCAGCAAAGACAGTGTGGGAAGACGTTATGATGGTGGCCTGCCCAGTATGTAAGGGGAAAGGCAATATCAGCGCACGTTGCCGCTGCCAGGGTACGGGGACTGTGCTGGATAAAAAGAACAGCGAGCTTCAAGGCGTGCCGGTAATGAAGGAGTGCCCGAAATGCAAGGGGAGAGGCTTCAAACGGGTTCAGCCGTCAGTGATCCACCATGCTGTTAAAAAGCTGCTCCCCGAGCTACCTGAACGGACATGGCGGTATAGCTGGAAGCCATTCTATGAGTCGCTGTTGACAAAATGCTACCAGGAAGAAAGTGAGTTGGAGCGTATTTTCAGTAAGGTTACTCGGTGATGGATAACGTGCGCTTGCAATAGTTGCCGTTTTTTCCTAATATCAGCTCTAACGATGGGGTATATACGCCCGTTACAGAAAACCTGCCGATGTGCAGGTTTTTTTATGGACGCAACAGAAGGGCGCATTTAGTTTTGATACGCACTATCGATCCCTTTGGTGGGGAGTTTCTAAGTGCGCCCCTCGGTGTGAAGTGACAGTCGGGAAAGACCGGCACTCATTTATAGCCCTGGCCTAATCGCTGGGGCTTTTTCATTTCAGCCCCAGCCAACATCCGACACACACCTGGCACACCCCGTATCGCCGACTCGTTTACGGCTGGTGGCTGATCCTTTATTTCCCACAGCACAGCCCGATAACCGGGAGGTGGAGTCATGAAAATGCACCCAGACAATCCAAACCTGCCGTACTGGTGGTCGGCACTGCTCGGCTTCTTTTCGTTGCTGTCGCTGCAGGATTACATATTCATCATTGGCGCAGTAATTTCAGCTTTCTTCACGATCAAGACGTACTACGCAAAGCGAAAAGAAGAGCGAGAGCGTTTAGCAGAGGAACGGCGCCGCACTCAAATTATGCAGGACTACCTTCACGGCGTTTCAGTTAAGCCAGAGGGTGAGAGGCCTGCAGCGGTGGAAGTGGTAGCGGAAGCAATGCGCAGAGCTGAGGGTTGATATGGCGATAAGCAAATCTAAACTCAGCGCCGCGATGATGGCGTTGATAGCTGCAGGTGCCTCTGCTCCAGTGATGATGGCGCAGTTTCAGGAAGAGAAAGAAGGGCAGCGGAATATAGCGTATCAGGATGCGGGCGGCATCTGGACTATCTGCGGCGGCGTGACCACGGTGGACGGACGGAAGGTGATTAAAGGCCTGCGCTTGAGTGCCGAGCAATGCAAACGAATTGACGCAACCGAGCAGAAGAAGGCGCTGGACTGGGTAGATCGCAACGTAAAAGTGACGCTGACCGCGCCCCAAAAAGTAGGCATTGCCTCATTTTGCCCATGGAATATCGGCCCAGCCAAATGTTTCACTTCAACGTTTTACAAAAAGCTGAATGCCGATGACCGTCTGGGTGCCTGTGCAGAGATGAAACGCTGGATTTTTGACGGTGGTCGGGACTGCCGGATCCGTTCCAACAACTGTTTCGGTCAGGTAGTACGACGCGATCAGGAATCAGAGCTTGCTTGCTGGGGTCTGGATAAATGAACCGATTAACGGGGGCCATCGTTGCCGTTCTGCTGATCATCTTCATTGCGCTGGCATGGTTGGCGTTTCACTTCCATGGTAACGCGGTAGAGGCTGGTGGAAAGGTTAAGCAACTGCAGAGCGATAACAACCTACAGACGGCGACCATTGCTACCCAAGCGCTTCACTTTCAGCGCGCCAACGAAATCAGCACCGCAGCGACCCAGTACGGCATCAACACTGACGCTGCCACCCAGGGGAAAGAAATTGAATACCGGACGATCCTCAAGAATCAGCCGACGTGTGATCTGGCTGTGCCTGCCGCTATTGCTGGTGGGTTGCTCGACTATACGCACCGTCTACGTACCCGCGCAATGTCAGCCGATACCGTCGACGCTGACGCAACCGGTACTGGCGCCACTGCCTCCGGCACCCTGACATATTGCCAGGCGGTGCTATGGATTGATCCACTGCTGGCGGCGCTTGATAAGGCGAATAACCAACTGCTGGCGATACGCCAGCTCGACGAAGAGAGATAGCGATGAGCAAGATTGTACTGACCCAAAAGCAGATTAAAGAACTGGCGCGCTTCGCAGCGGAAGAGGGCCAGCCGTCCTACAGCATTACCAACGGCATTATTCCAGCATTTGAGGCTGACGATGGCGAGCTGGTACCGGAATACAACGGTTTGATCGCCTATTCGGAATCGGAAGAACACGGCGTATTGCAATTGGCCTGACGGCATTCCAGGTGGCCTTTGCGAGGGCCATCGATAATGCACAATAACCAAAGCCATCACCCTGCACCTACCGCGCACCCAGCGCATCGGCAGGCTGGTGGCTTTTCTATTTGGAGATTCGGAATGAAACAGCTACCCCTGCGAGAAGCGATGCGCAACCTCGGCTTAACCGTCACCGATGACGGCTATGAGTTAAGTAACCCAGCCGGCACTGCGCGTTATGACCTTCATGGCGTGCGCACTATGGTAAACGGTATCCCTGAATACTTCCCGATCACGCTGTCGGTAAAAGGTGGTTTTGCTCCTGCCTTCGAACTCGACCAGGCTAAGCCAGCCGAGAGCATCGGCACTATGAGCCTCGGCATCAATGTTGATAGCGCATCCCTGACTGCGCTGGAGAGCCAGCTTACCCGCATTGCCGACCTGTGTGAGCGCATACAGAAGGCTCAGTACCTTGGCGTGCCTGCCGAGTATGTCGGCCAATCGACCTACACAATAAGTGCAGGTCAGGTGTTCCTCTGTGATGCACAGGTCAAGGATGCCGTCATTAGCCAAGACATTCTTAGTTCTGAGCTGGGTAAAGAACGGCAGGATTACATAAAGCGTGAAGTCCAGGCGATCATTGAAAGAGAGCTACAGGCCGGTGGCAAGTTATGGCAAGTCACCCGTGGCCGTTAAGAAGCCTTATGGCAGCAAGTGGCAGGCTGAACGCTTGGTATTCTTACGGGCTAATCCTCTGTGTGTCATGTGTCAGCAGATGGGGCGCATTGAGGCGGCGACTGTGGTCGATCACATCGTGCCGCACCGCATGAAAGAGGCCAAGACGCCCGAGGAAATGAAGAAGGCGCAGCATCTGTTCTGGAGCCGTAAGAACTGGCAAGGGCTATGCAAGCCGCACCATGACTCCACAAAGCAGCGCATGGAGAAGACAGGCAAGGTCATAGGCTGCTCGCCTGACGGCCTCCCCCTGGACCCCTCATCGCATTGGAATAAATGATATTGATTGGCATTTGCATATTATTTGATTGCAAATGCAATGATTACCCATCAAATGATAACGATTGTCATATGATGGGGGAGGGGCGGGGTAAGAGTTCACCCCTCTTGCTTTTAAAGACCGCCGCTAGTCATTTGTGTGCACAACCGCGAAATGAAAAGTTTTTTTCTGGGGTGATTTTGTGATTAAAAGCAAATGATTTCACAGGTACTAATTTCATGTGTAATTAATAATTGTTCTTGCCTTATGGGAGGTTTCCATGGCCGGTCGTCGCCCGAAACCGACCAAATTAAAATTGGTGACGGGTAACCCGGGCAAAAGAAAACTTAATGATAAAGAGCCGATGCCGGCCCGCGAAATTCCCAGCCCTCCTGCGCATCTCACCGACTGGGGGAAAACCGCCTGGGGCCGGATGACCGTTCTTCTCGACGGCATGGGCGTTTTGACCGTTGCTGATACTTTTGCGCTTGAGCGCCTCTGCGATATTTATGCCGACATTCTCCAACTGCGAAACACCATCACTGACGAAGGCCGCACCTATACGGTACAAACCGAAGGGGGATTTCTGATCAAGGCCAACCCTGCTGTTTCCATGCTGGCGGATGCGGATCGCCGCTTCAAAAGTTATTTGGTGGAATTTGGTCTGACGCCAGCGGCCAGGTCAAAGGTAAATGTAAATGGTGGAAAAAAAGAAACGGACCCGCTCGACGAATTCTTCGGCACCTGACCCGGCAACACAGTACGCCCTGGATGTTACCGAGGGCAGGACCCTCGCCGGGCCCGACATACGCAATGCCTGCCAGCGTCACCTTAATGATTTGGTTGAGGGAGAAGGCCGGGGCCTGCATTGGGATGTTGAAGCTGTGAGCCGCGTGATCGACTTCTTCGCCAAGGTGCTCAAGCTGAATGGCGGCGAGCATGAAGGTGCGCCCTTCATTCTTCTACCATGGCAGGCTTTCGTCGTCGGCTCAATTTTTGGATGGAAAAGGGCGAACGGCTCACGCCGCTTTCGCACGGCGTATGTAGAGTCGGGTAAAGGGTCGGGAAAATCGCCCCTTTCAGCGGGGATCGGGCTGTATTGCCTGATGGCTGATAAAGAGCCACGCGCAGAGGTCTATGCGGCAGCGACGAAAAAAGACCAGGCGATGATCTTGTTTCGCGATGCGGTAGCGATGGTTAACCAGTCGCCAGCATTGTCGCAGCGCATTGATGCATCTGGCGGGGCAGGTAAAGAATGGAACCTGGCTTTCTTGCAGACCGGTTCTTTCTTCCGACCCATCAGTTCCGATGATGGCCAGTCAGGCCCCCGGCCACACTGTGCACTGATTGACGAAGTTCACGAACACAAAGACAACAAAGCTGTCGAGATGATGCGTGCTGGTACCAAAGGTCGCAGGCAGGCACTGATTTTCATGATCACGAACAGTGGCCACGATAAAACCAGCGTCTGTTACGAATATCACCAGTACGGCAAGCAGCTGGCCGCCGGCCAGAAAAAAAACGATGCCTTCTTTGCGTTTATCTGTTCGCTGGATGAAGGCGACGATCCTTTCAAGGATGAGTCATGCTGGGCAAAAGCCAATCCCTCGATGGGGCAGACATTTCAGCCTGAATATTTGCGCGAGCAGGTGGAAGATGCACGGGGTATGCCGTCAAAAGAAAGCCTGGTGCGGCGCCTAAACTTCTGTGAATGGGTCGATGCCGAGAATCCGTGGATCGGCGGCGATGTTTGGATGGCCTGTGAAAAGACGTTCGATATCGCCGAGCTGCAGGGCCAGATGTGCTATGGCGGTCTGGATTTGTCCGGCAAGCGAGATTTAACCGCGCTATCACTGTATTTCCCAGAGATAAGAACGGCATTCGTTGAGTTCTGGACGCCGAAGGATACGTTACTCGACCGGGCCAGAAATGACCGCGTTCCTTATGACGCCTGGGTGCGTGAGGAATACGTTCACGCCCCTGCCGGCAGTGTTATCGATTATGGCGCAGTGTCAAAACGCATCGCCCAACTGGCGGCGCTGTTTGATATGCAGTCCATCGCATTTGACCGTTATCACATGGACTACTTAGAGCCGGAGCTGATAGATGAAGGGATCACCGTTCCTCTTGTGCCGCACGGGCAGGGATTCGGTAAATCCAAAGAGTCTGGGCTCTGGATGCCGCACTCTATCGAGTTGTTAGAAAAACTCATTATCGATAAGAAAATCACCATTCTGTTTAATCCCTGCCTTCGTTGGAATGCGGCCAACGCCGTGACCGAGTCCGATAAAAGTGAAAACCGGGTGTTCAGCAAGCGCCGCAGCAATGGGCGTATAGACGGTATTGTTGCGCTGGCAATGTCCGTGGGGGCAGCAGAAGACATACAGGAAGACGACAGCGATTTAGAAGGCTTTTTTGATGATCCGATCATAGTGGGTATCTGATGGACAAAAACAAACAACCGGGGCGCGTTAAAAGCGCCCTTTTAAATTGGCTGGGTGTCCCGATCAGTCTCACCACCGGGACATTTTGGCAAGAATGGTTTGGTACCAGCAGCAGCGGCAAGGTGGTCACTGCCGACAAGGCAATCCAGCTTTCCTCTGTCTGGGCCTGCATTCGCCTGCTCAGTGAGTCGATCTCCACGCTGCCGCTAAAAGTGTATGTGCGTGAGGCGGATGGTTCCCGCAAACTTGCTCAGGATCATCCTGCTTACCAGGTATTGTGCCGGCGGCCCAATCTGGAAATGACGCCCTCGCGGTTCATGTTGCTGGTGGTGGCCAGTATTTGCTTGCGGGGTAATGCGTTCGTTGAAAAGAAAATGATAGGCCGCAAGTTGGTGGCGCTGGACCCGCTCTTGCCACAAAACATGGTGGTTAAACGCCTACCGACGGGCAAGCTTGAATATACGTATACCGAGAACGGGACAAAGCGAGTGATCCCCGTTGACCGCATGATGCATATCCGCGGCTTTGGTCTGGATGGTGTGTGCGGCATGATGCCTTTGAGTTCTGGCCGTGATGTGTTTGGCGCTGCAATGGCCGTGGATGAAGCTGCTGCCAAGATTTTCGAAAACGGCCTTCAAAGCACCGGTTTTTTATCGTCAAAAACGGCATTGAACAAAGAGCAGCGAGAGCGTCTGCGTAAAAGCCTGCAATCGTTTATCGGCTCAAAAAATGCCGGTAAGTTGATGGTGCTGGAAAATGAGCTTTCCTACCAGAACGTGACGATGAATCCAGAGGCTGCACAGCTTCTGGAAAGTCGCGCTTTCAGTATCGAAGAGATTTGCCGCTGGTTTCGGGTGCCACCGTTTATGGTGGGGCACGTGACGAAACAGAGCAGTTGGGCATCAAGCGTTGAAGGGATGAACCTGATATTCCTGACCAACACCTTGCGCCCACTGCTGGTGAACATCGAGCAGGAAATTGCTCGCTGTCTGCTGGACGGTGACGAGGACTATTTTGCTGAATTCTCGGTTGAAGGCCTGCTGCGTGCTGATAGTGTTGGTCGCTCTGCCTATTACACCACCGCGCTGCAAAATGGTTGGATGAGCCGCAACGATGTCCGCAGGCTGGAGAATCTGCCGCCAATACCGGGTGGAGATATTTACACCGTGCAGCTTAACCTGACCCCGCTGGAAGATTTGAAACAGAATAACCTCGGCGCTCAGGCCAGCAGTATTACCAAGCTTCATAACTACCTTTTCCCTGACATTCCTGAAGATCAGTCACCGCTGAAAAAAGCGGCGTAGGAGCAACTCCCCCATGACAAAAAAACAACTTCCGGCAGCGCCGGCGGGGCGCCCCTGCGCGGGTGTCACCTGCGAACCCTTACCCTCAGCGCTCGATCGCTGGAATGGTGGCCTGAAAGCCGCAGCCTCTGACGATAATACGATTTCTGTGTTTGATGTTATCGGGCAGGACTACTGGGGGGAAGGGGTTACGGCGAAGCGTATTGCGGGCGTATTGCGGTCAATGAATGGTGCCGACGTCACCGTAAACATTAATTCGCCTGGCGGCGATATGTTCGAAGGCCTGGCGATTTACAACCTGTTGCGCGAGTACCAGGGAAAGGTGACTGTGAAAGTGTTGGGACTGGCCGCCAGTGCAGCATCAATTATTGCGATGGCCGGCGACGACATTCAGATCGGTCGCGGGGCCTTCCTGATGATCCACAACTGCTGGGTAGTGGCGATAGGTAACCGCCATGATTTTGCCGCCATGGTGGATTATCTTGAGCCTTTCGATAACGCGATGGCAGATATTTACTCGGCCCGTTCAGGTCTCGATAGTGACGCCGTCAAACAGATGATGGACGGCGAAACCTATATTGGTGGCAGTGATGCTATCGAGAAGGGATTGGCTGATGGTCTGCTTTCCTCCGATTCCGTCACCAGTGACGACGAGTCGCCAGCCGCTGCTCTGCGCAAGCTGGATTCTTTACTGGCCAAGACGAACACCCCACGGTCAGAACGCCGCAAGCTTTTGAAAGCCCTTACGGGTAACACGCCGGGCGCTGTTACCGATCCAACTGGCACGCCGAGCGCTGCCGAAGCATCCCCTGAAACCTTAGCCAAACTGGACGCCGCATTAAGTGGGCTGGTTTCGGCATGCCAATAATCTGGAGAAATTATGTCTGAAGTAAATGAAATCCTGAAAAAAGTCACCGCATCTATCGAAGATGCGACCAGTAAATTTAATGCCAAAGCAGAAGACGCGCTGAAAGAGGCCAAAAAGTCCGGCGAGCTTTCAGCAGAAACAAAAGATGCCGTTGATAAAATGGCCACCGAGCTGAATGCCATGAAGGCCGCAGAGAAAACGTTGAAGTCCGCGTTAGGTGAGCTGGAGCAGCATGTGGCGCAAATGCCATTAAGCAGTGCTGCTGCAGTTATTCAGTCAGTTGGTCAACAGGTCATTTCGGCCTCAGCCCTAAAGGACTTCGCTTCCGGTATCCAGGGTAACCAACGCCTGAGCATCCCTGTTAATGCCGCGCTGATCTCTACCGATGTACCTGGGCAAATTGTGGCACCGCAACGCCTGCCGGGCATTGATACCGCCCCGAAACAACGTCTGTTTATCCGCGACTTGATCGCACCAGGTAAAACAGGCTCCAGCACTATCTACTGGGTACAGCAAACCGGTTTCACCAACAAGGCCGCAGCAGTGCCTGAAAATACGGCAAAACCGTACAGTGATATCCAGTTTGCGGAAAAAATCACACCGGTTCGCACCCTGGCGCACATGTTCAAGGCATCCAAGCAAATCCTGGACGACTTTGCGCAGCTGCAATCGACGGTGGATGCAGAACTGCGCTTTGGCCTGAAATATGTCGAAGAGCAGGAAATTCTGTTCGGTGACGGTACAGGTGCTCACCTGGAGGGCATCATGCCCCAGGCGTCGAAGTATAAAGCGGCGTTCGAAGTGGCGATGCAAAACGGCATTGATGATCTGCGTCTGGCGATGTTACAGGCCCAGTTAGCCCGCTTCCCATCAACGGGCCATGTGCTGCATTTCACTGACTGGGCCAAAATTGAGCTGCTCAAGGACACGCTGGGCCGCTATATCCTTGCTAACCCATCAGCGCTCGTCGGCCCGACGCTCTGGGGCCTGCCTGTTGTCGCAACTGAAGCCAGTGCGTTCCTGGGCAAATTCCTGACCGGTGCATTCAGCGCAGGTGCTCAACTCTTCGACCGCGAAGAGGCCAATGTGGTGATCAGTACCGAGAACGCCGACGACTTCGAGAAGAACATGATCTCCATTCGTTGCGAAGAACGTGTGGCGCTGGCCGTCAAACGCCCGGAAGCCTTCGTTACCGGTGCTTTCACCGTTCCAACTCCACCGACTGGCGGCTAATGGCTTCCACATATAGCGGCCTGTGGGCCGCTTTTTCAGGAGATATTCATGAAAGTTAAAGCACTTGTACCGATTTTGTTCGGTAGCCGGGTGGTCAATGACGGTGAGTTATTCGAGACGCAGGATCTGCACGGTCGCGAGCTGATCAAAAAAGGTTATGCCGAGCTGGTGGATGAAGATAATCCTGCAGAGCAGCCAGAGCAGCCAGAGCAGCCAGAGCAGCCAGAGCAGCCAGAGCAGCCAGAGCAGCCAGAGCAGCCAGAGCAGCCAGAAGCAGGCAAGAAAACCAAAAAGTAAGGTGAGCCATGTTAGAGCTGGAATTGGTGAAAGAGCATTGCCGGCTGGAGCTTGATTTCAGTGTGGACGACAAGCTGATTGGCGTATTCATTGGTGCTGCGAAAAAGCATGTTGAGATGTATACCCGTCGCACCCTCTACGCCAGTAAGTCAGACCCTGGCTATGAGGACGACGAAGATCGGCTTTTGCTGGATGATGACGTTCGTACAGCCATGCTGCTCTGTATCGGGCATTGGTATGCCAATCGGGAGGCCGCAGTAGTTGGAGCATCAGCATCCAAACTGCCGTTGGCCGTCGAGTCTCTACTTCAACCTTATCGGATTTACGGGCTATGAAATCATTACGCGCTGGGCAGCTTCGTTTTCGCATCGGGCTTTTTCGCCCTGTCACTATTCGCGATGAGCAAACCGGTTCGCCGGTGAAATCCTTCGAGTTTGTGAAAGAGGTCTGGGCGGATGCCGAGCCGATTTCTAACCGTAAAATCCGTACCGGGGATCAAGGCCAGGTGGTGGAAACCATGCTGTTCACGCTCCGCCCGCGTGATGAAATCACCGTTGACTGGCAGGTGGTTTTTCAAAAGCGAATTTTTACCGTGCGAGCCCCTGACCGTTCGCAGGCAGATCGGCTGTTAATTACGGCGGAGGCTGATATTCGTCATGATCGAGTATGAAATCAAAGCGGCGCTGGAGGCATTAACCAGCCTGCCGGCGTACCCGCTGTTGCTCCCAGACCCAGAGCAAGAAGGGGTGACATACCAAAAAATCACCGATCCTAAATTTGATACCGGGCTGGCCAGCACCGCGCTGGTGCAGGGGCGCTTTCAGATTTCGCTGTACGTAATCAACGATTACGCCCGCCTGATTGAACTGGATAAGGCCATCTGCACAGTCTGGGAAGGTATTCAGCACGGGCATATTGGCCGTTGGCCAGTTCAGGCGGTGACGCGCGGCACGATGTTGCAAGGCGCAACCACGCTGACCAACAACAGCACCCAATACCGCCTGGTACGCGATTACATCATCTGCTACCCGGAGGACGCCGTATGATCGGTATTAACATCACCGGCATGGATGAATTGGCGCGTCAGTTGGAAGAACTGGGGCGGGATGTTTCCACCAAAATTCTGCGGGATGCAGGCCGCGCCGCCTTGGCACCGGTGCTGGAGGATATGCAACAGCATGCAGGTTATGACGATACAGCCAGCGGACCGCATATGCGCGACAGCATTACTATCCGCTCGACTACCCGAGGCCGTGCGCAGGTCACACTACGTGTCGGCCCAAGCAAGGCGCACCAGATGAAGGCACTGGCGCAGGAGTTCGGCACGGTGAAACAGGTCGCTGATCCGTTTATACGTCCCGCCCTGGATTACAACAAAACCCAAGTGTTACGCATCCTGGCGGCAGAACTCCGCTACGGCATCGAAAACCGGTAGCGACCGCTGCCACAATCATTAAGAGAGAGACATTATGACTGATAAAACCTCGCCAGAGTACGCCATGCTTCCGGCTGGCACGGTTGTGAAATGGGGCGCAGTCGGTGCCGCCGCCGCTGCCATGAAAGCGCTGACCAACTGTAAGGCAGTCGGTGAGATGGGGCAAACCGGCAGCTTTGTCGATTGCACTACGCTGATCGACACAACCAAGCAATTTATTTCCGATCTGCCCGAGGGGGCTGAAAAATCCATTGGATTTGTCGATAACCCTGCAGATGAAAATTTTGCAGCATTCCTTACCGCAGCAGATAACCGCGAAACCGTGCAGTTCTATGTTGAGCTGCCGAACGGACGCACCTCCACTTCCATTTTGTCCCTGTCCGGTTGGAAGATGAACGAAATTACCGCACCTGCGAGTGAAGTCATCCAGATCACCGTGCAAGGCAAGCAGAACAACAATACCTGGGGAGCCGTGGCCCCAAAGGTGTGATCAGCGTGACTACCCAGCCGAAAAACGCTGATTTGGCGGTCGGGGGCAATTTGTCCCTGACTGTTGCGGCTACCTCCAGTAACGGCAAGCCCGTTAAATATCAATGGCAGAAGAACGGCACCGACATTAGCGGCGCCACCGCTGCCACCTATACCAAAAATTCTGTGGTGGCGGCTGATGCCGGTACGTACCGCGTAGTGCTGTCCGCTGAACGGACTGACACCATCAACAGCGCTGCAGCCACTGTAACCGTTAAGTAAGGAACTCTGATGACCGAGAAATACGATCTGAAGGCGCTCAAGGCAGCGCTGTTGAAATCTGATGACCATGTGCTTGAAGTGCCGATGTTTGGCGCGAAAACCTTTATCCGCCGCCTGAAAGCCTCCGAGCTGCAGGATAATGAAGATGGTATGAAAGATGCTATCGAAGCCGGTGATATGAATAAGGCTGCACGCCTCAACGTTGAGTTACTGCTTTCCTGTTTTATGACGCCCGACGGCAAGCGCATTCCAGCCAGCGCGTTACCCAGTGTTGAAGAACTGTTGAAGGCTCACGACAACCCGACACTGGTCGAAGCGATCAGCACCGTCAAACGTCATGCTGTCGGCACGCTGGAAGACGCGGAAAAAAACTAACTGACTCGCCCTGGCTGATGCTGATTTTTCAGTTGGCCGATCGTTGGGGTGAGTCTGATCCTCGCAAAATCGCCGCATTACCGGCGCAAGTTCTGAATCACTGGCGGGCGTACTTCAAGCTGCAGGGCATTACTGCCGACGCTGTAGAAGAAGCCCCTGTTCATCAACCCGCTCAGCCTGTGCAAAGTACCCTTGATGCGCAGTGTGCTGACGTAATGCGAGTGCTTGGAAATGGCTGATGTAGCATCGTTGGCGGTCGGGTTGTACCTGAATGATGCCAATTTTAGAAACAAGCTGGTGGCTGCTTACCGCACCGCCGGCGATCAATCCGGCAAGTTTAACCGTCAGGCCCAGCAGGATGCGAAAAAGACTGACGAGGCTTATCAGCGCGTCGGTCAAACAGTCAGTAGCCTGAAAGGGACACTGGCGGGTTTGGCTGGCGTTGCCGGCCTGGGGTTCTCGCTGGGTAGCATCATCACAACAACGCGGCAGTATGGTCAGGCACTGTCAGATCTTTCCGCTATTACCGGTGCTACCGGCGCACAGTTGAAACAATTCGATGAAGCTGCCCAACAGATGGGACGCACCACCGAGTACAGCGCCAGCCAGGCGGCGGAAGCGTTAAAGCTGATGGCCAGCGCTAAGCCGGAGCTGCTAAAAACGGCAGACGGGCTGACTACGGCGACCAACAGTGCGCTGATCCTGGCGCAGGCGGCGGGTACAACGCTGCCGGATGCGACGAAGACGTTGGCCCTTTCGCTTAATCAGTTTGGTGCCAGCGCCAGCCAGGCTGACCGCTACATTAACGTTTTGGCCGCCGGGGCTAAATACGGCTCGTCTGAAATTGCCGATACGGCAGCCGCGATAAAGAATGGCGGTGTGGCAGCGGCGCAGGCCGGGATTGGTTTTGAGCAGCTAAACGCAGCCATTCAGGTATTGGCAGAGCGTGAAATAAAAGGGGGTGAGGCTGGCACCGGGTTGCGTAACGTTATCCTCAACCTTGAAAAAGGCACGGATAAAACGCTCAAGCCCTCGGTCGTGGGGCTGAGCACCGCGCTGGAAAACCTGTCGAAGAAAAACCTCTCCACGGCGCAGGCGGTCAAGCTGTTCGGCCTGGAGAACATTAACGCCGCTTCTATCCTGGTGAGTAACCGCAGCAAGCTGGACGAACTGACAAAATCCCTGACCGGTACCCAGACCGCGCACGAACAAGCGGCGATTCGTGTCAACAACCTGAACGGTGACCTGATGGGGCTGACCAGCGCTTTTGAAGGGCTGATCATCAAAGTCGGGCAAGCCAACGGAGGCCCACTCCGTACCGGCGTACAGAGTGTGACCGAGGCGATTAACGGCCTGGCAGATAACTTCAACATGGTAGCCAGCGTGGCGCTATATACGCTGATACCAGTGATGTCCACCAAGTTGACTGCCGGGATTCGTGAGAGCATCGGTGCATGGCGTGAGCAGCAGGCCGCTGTCAAATCCGCCGCGCTGGATCAGGCTCGTATGGCACAGAAGACGATCGACGGTGCCAACGCCACCTTGCTGCAAAACAACGCCGAATTTGGCCGCGTTCGTGCGATGGAAAAAACGGCCAAGCAATACGGTCTAAACGTCAGTTATACCGCCGATTACAACCGTTTAATCCGAGAAGAAACTGAGGCAACGCGAGCGGCCACAATTGGCAAAACCCAACTGGATGCGGCGAATAAACGCCTGTCCGTGTCAGCCCGCGCAGCATCGGTGGCTACCGGGCTTGCCCGTGGCGCACTGGGATTAATCGGTGGACCGTTCGGGGCGGCGATGTTGGCCGGTTCTGCGATACTGTATTTCCATGAGCAGAACAAGCTGGCTCGGCAGTCTGCCTTGAGCCTTAAAGATGCCGTTCAAGAAACAACGCAGGCGCTTGTGGCGATGTCGTCAAAGCAGTTGGATGTTAAAGCGCTCGATTTGGATGACCAGTATAAAAACCAGGTTACCCAGGTTAATCAACTGAAAAAGGAAATTATTGACGCAGATAGTCGGCTGAGCAGCCTCAAAGGATTTGACCCTTTCGGGCAAGCGCAAGGCGTTGAAGGCAATCGTAAGCGTGCGGTTGCTGATTTGGAGAATGCCCAGGCTGGGCTCGTAACACTGACTGACTCTATGGGCCGCGTTAAAGCCGCTCAGGACTATGTTAAATCTGGGTTCAGCGAGATGATGCTGAGTGGTATTGCTGACACGAATGTGGTTAACAATGCCATTGCCAGAGTAGGGGCTACCGGTTCGCCGGTTGAAAGCCCCTGGGGTGGTGAAGACCCGGCCAAGGCCGATAAAAAAGGTCAGCAGGCGCTGAAACAATATCAGCAGCTGCGTCAGGAAATTGAGGTTGCCCACTCGACCAGCCTTGCCAAGATTGACCTGGAGGAACGGAATTCTCAGGCCAAGCTGATCGCCACGGCAAAGGCCGCCGGTGCAAGCCAGGCTGATGTGCAACGAGTCATGTCTCTGAACGCAGAGAATTACCAGCGCCAGCGGTTAGAACTGGCTGAGCAATATGCGCCAGGTCAGGCAACAGTGCGCAAAGAGCAGGAAACCAGCAGGGAGCTAAAAGCGTTGTATGACGCGCGTTTGCTGACAGAGCGTGATTACCTGGTCGCCCGCACTACCCTGCAGCAGGATATGGCCCGTGAGAGGTTAAAGGCAGAGGCTGATGCCATTGCGGCACCACGTCAGAACATCGCCGGGGACGTTGATCCCTCAGTTCAGTTGAGCAACCAGCTGACGCAGCAGCAGGCCCAATATCAGGCGTACTACCAGCAAGGTTACATCGACAAGCAGCGCTATGAGCAATTGATGCAGGCGGCAACGCAGGAATCAGCTGACGCGCAATATCAGCAGGCAATGAAACTTTATGCTGGGCAGAGCCAGATCAATAAGCTGCAGCTTGGGCTGGTGGACACGATGCGCGAACGTTCGACCAACATGCTGACCGGGTTGCTTACGGGCACCCAGACCTTTAAGGACAGCATGGTGGGCTTGTTCTCCTCTCTCACGCAATCCATTGTCCAAAACCTGATAGAGATGGCGGCTCAGGCCCTGCTGACAAAAACCATTCTGTCCTCGTTTATGAGTTTTGGCGGGGCCGCTGTTGGTGCAGGAAATAATCCCGGCACAGTCCCCATGTTCGCGAACGCCAAAGGCGGTGTTTACTCATCGCCGTCCCTGAGTTCCTACAGCGGACAGGTGGTGAGCCAACCCACAACGTTTGCGTTTGCCAAAGGCGCAGGTTTGATGGGCGAGGCGGGGCCAGAAGCTATCATGCCGCTTAAGCGTGGCGCGGATGGTTCACTGGGTGTGCGTGCTTTACCGTCTGATTCTTCTCGCTCTGGAACGACGACCATAGAAGTTAATGCACCGGTAACGATTACACAGGAAGTTTCATCCGGTGACACTAACAACGCCAATACAGGGAACACAGCCAGATTGTTACAGTCAATTATCCAAACGACAATTTCAGAACGGCTTAAAAAGGAAATATCGCCCGGTGGGTTACTCTATCGTTAAAAATGGTGACACATGACTATTGATACGTTTAATTGGCCTGTGAGGCTTCAAGCCAGTGAAGATATTAATATCTCAATAATTCAGGTTCAGTTTGGTGATGGTTATAAGCAAGTGGCCAGTTCAGGGTTAAATGCAGCTGTAGAAACATGGTCATTATCGTGTAATGGTGAAAGTAGCAATATTTCAGTTGTGAGAGATTTTTTAAAATCCCATGCCATTGAGTCTTTTTGGTGGACGAACCCATGGGGTGAGAAAAAACTTTACCGAGTGAAGTCTGATTCTATTAAACCCAAGTTTCTTAATGGCATGTTCGTTGATATTGCATTTACGTTTGAACAGGCTTTTGCACCTTAAATAGTGCTGTAACTGCATCATGAAAAAATAGAAACCACCGAAAGGTGGTTTTTTTATGGGGGGAATATGAGCTTAACGCAAGACTTACAGTCTTTGGAACCCGGTGAATTAATCCAGTTGATTGAAGTAGATGGCACTGCTTTTGGAATGGATCGCGTACTGCGATTCCATGCGCATAATATTCCGACTGATGGCTGGGGGGCATTTGCAGCCGAAAATATGCCATCGATTATCTGGCAGGGGAATGAATACGACCCGCACCCCTATGAGTACAAAGGTGCCGAGTTGACGAGTACCGGTTCACAGCCGACGCCTACGCTGTCGATCGGTAACATCGGAAACTATGTTACATCGCTATGCCTGGCCTACGACGATATGGTGCAAGCCAAGGTGCGCATCCGTACAACGATGGCGAAGTATCTCGATGCCGCCAACTGGAAAGCAGGCAACCCAAGCGCAATGCCGACTGAAGAACGGGTGCAGCTTTACTACATTAACGCCAAAAAGGCTGAGACGCGCGGTCAGGTTGATTTCGAACTGTGTACCCCTTTCGACATTCAGAATTTGCAATTGCCAACGCGGCAGATTACCCCGGTTTGTACCTGGTGCATGCGGGGCTGGTACAGAACAGGTACGGGTTGCGATTACAACGGAACGCGATATTTCCTGAAAGACGGTACCCCGACGGATGATCCTTCAAAGGATGTTTGCGGTGGTCGCATGAGGGACTGTGAAGACCGGCACGGTAAAGAGAACCCTTTGCCTTACGGTGGATTCCCCGCGGCAAATTTGCAAGGGAAGTAATCATGCGAAAAAAATTGATGGATGCAATACGACAGCATGTTGGCGCTGAGTATCCCAACGAGGCTTGTGGGGTCATCATTGATACGGGGCGGAGCCAGCGTTATATCCCTTGCCGCAATATCTCAGAAAACGCTACCGAGAACTTTACACTTTCGCCTGCTGATTATGCTGTGGCTGAAGAACAAGGCGAAATCATCATGATCGTGCATTCTCACCCGGATGTCGTACAGCTGATCCCGTCAGAATTTGACCGGATACAGTGCGATCATTCGGGTATTGAGTGGGGGATCATGTCCTGGCCAGACGGTGATTTTTGCACGGTATCACCGAGAGGTGAACGTGAGCTTGTCGGCCGTCGGTGGGTGTTGGGTTATGCCGACTGCTGGACGCTCATCATGGATTATTTCCGCCAGCATCACGGCATCACTTTGAAAAATTACTCTGTGCCGCGTGAATGGTGGCTCGACGGCAAAGAAAAAATCTATGACGACAACTGGCAGGCCGAAGGGTTTATCGAGGTAACGCCCTCGGCTATCCAGCCTGGGGATATGGTCATGATGCAGATTAGTGCGCCGGTGACTAACCATGCCGCGATCTATCTCGGTGACAATGCCATCTTGCACCACAATTTCGGCAACCTGTCGGCGCGGGTGCCTTATGGCAAATATTATCGGGATCGGACTGTTCGGGTTGTTCGGCACAAGGAACTTTTCCATGCGTAAAAAAATCACGCTCAAAGGGGCGATGGGCAAGAAATTTGGCCGGCACCATGAATATGCTGTAGCGGATTTGCGAGAGGCGTTGCGGGCCATGTGCGCCACAATTCCCGGTTTTAAAAAATACATGTCAACAGCCCATCTTGACGGTATTCGATTCGCCTTTTTCAGCGGTCGCGAAAATATCGGCCTTGAAGAATTTGATATGGCAAAAGGTGCGGGTGAATTCGTGATTATGCCCATAATCGAAGGCGCTAAGCGTGGTGGGATGCTGCAGGTTGTCATCGGTGCTGTTGCCCTGGTTGCTGCGTTCTTTACCGCAGGTGCATCTTTGGCTGCGTGGGGGGCCGCAATGTCAGCCGCTACAATTTCAGCAACATCGGTACTAACGGGGATTGGTATCAGCATGATGCTTGGCGGCGTTGTACAACTTCTGACGCCGCAGCCGAGCATGAATGTTGGCACATCCTCCAGTACGGACAATAAGCCTAACTATGCTTTTGGCGCGCCAGTAAACACCGTTGCAATGGGATACCCGGTACCACTGCTTTATGGCGAACGGGAGATCGGCGGCGCCATTGTCAGTGCCGGCATTTTCTCAAGCGATCAACAGTAACCACGGGTCGAAATGGTCTATGGCTGCCTCCGGGCAGCTTTTTTTATGGGTGAAAAATGAGACTACTTGAAAGGCAAACGGTTATCAGCGGCCGTAAAGGTGGCGGTGGAAGCCCACATACTCCGGTAGAACAACCCGATGACCTGCTGTCGGTTGCCAAGTTGAAAATGGTTATCGCCCTGTCTGAGGGAGAAATTCAAGGTGACCTCACAGCACAGCAGATCTATCTAAACAATACGCCACTTGCTGATGATGCAGGAAATTATAACTTTACCGGTGTTAAATGGGAGTTCCGCAAAGGCACGCAGGATCAAGCGTATATCCAGGGCTTGCCGGAAATAGACAATGAATCGACGGTAGGCATTGAGGTTAAGGCAAGCGCCCCCTGGGTGAGAAACTTCTCAAATATCAGCCTGGATGCTGTACGCATTAAACTCAGTCTGCCTATCCAATATCAGTACAAAGATAATGGGGATATGGTCGGCACTGTCACCGAGTACGCGATCGACTTATCAACGGATGGTAGCGCATATCAGAATGTTGTTAATGGTAAGTTTGATGGTAAAACCACGTCAGAATATCAACGTGATCACCGTATCGATTTGCCAAAATCGACGACGGGTTGGGCCATTCGCGTCCGCCGCATTACGCCTGATTCAACTTCGACAAAACTCATCAACGCGTTCAAGATATCTTCCTTTGCGGAGGTCATCGACAGCAAGCTGCGTTACCCCAACACCGCATTGTTGTATGTCGAGCTCGATTCCAGTCAGTTTAACGGCAGCGTGCCGAAAACAACTTGCAAGCCAAAGGGCAAATTAATACGCGTGCCGGACAATTATAACCCGAGCACAAGAACATACAGCGGGGTGTGGCTTGGAGATTTCAAGCTAGCCTACAGCAACAATCCGGCCTGGATTTTTTACGATCTGGTGCTGGATGAAATTTACGGCATGGGTGGGCGTGTCGATGCCAGCATGATCGACAAATGGCAGTTGTACAGCATCGCCGCATACTGCGATGAAATGGTGTCTAACGGCGCCGGCGGGAAAGAGCCACGTTTTGTCTGCAATGTTTTTATCCAAAATCAACAGGACGCATACACCGTATTGCGTGACCTCGCGGCTGTATTTCGCGGCATAACATTCTGGGGAAATGACCAGATTTATGTGAATGCCGATGTGCCGCAAAGTGATGTTGATTATGTCTACCACGTTTCAAACGTCGTTAATGGTGATTTCACCTATGCCGGCGGTTCGTATAAAAACCGGTTTACCTCTTGCAATGTTTCCTACTCTGACCCCATCAATCATTATTCGGATACGATTGAGTCTGTATACGATTCGGAGCTTGTGGAACGTTACAACGCGAATCAGATGCAGCTGACAGCGATTGGTTGCACATCGCAGAGCGAAGCGCACCGCCGTGGCCGCTGGGCTATTTTGTCCAATGCCAAAGACGGTTCGATTTCATTTGGTGTTGGACTGGATGGTTACATCCCGCTGCCGGCAGAAATCATTGGCGTGGCTGACCCTTTCCGTGCTGGAAAAGAGAATGGTGGCCGCATTAGCCGGGTTGCTGGACTGAAAATTACCGTTGACCGTCCCGCTGACTATGCCGTTGGCGACCGCCTGGTGGTAAACCTTCCCGATGGAACCGCCCAGAGTCGCACAATCAGCGCGATCAGCACGGACAAAAAAACGCTGACCGTCGCAACGGCATACCGGCAAACGCCGGTGGCGGGCGCGGTGTGGTGTATCGACAGTGACAAGCTGGCTATCCAGTATTTCCGTGTGACGTCGATTTCCGCAAACGACGACGGCACATTCACGATCGCCGGGGTACAGCATGACCCCAACAAATATCGCTATATTGATGACGGTGTGCGCATTGACCCGCCGCCAATTTCGGTCACACCGCCTAACGTCATGTCAGCGCCTAAGAGCATCGCTATCACCGAAGTTGACCATCAGGCGCAAGGGCTGACGGTTGCCTCAATGCAGGTGACCTGGGAGCGTGTGGAGGGCGCTATCGATTATCTGGCCCAGTGGCGTAAGGATAAGGGCGACTGGGTGAACATAGGGCGCACCAGTGCGCAGGGCTTTACTGTTCAGGGGATTTACTCCGGGGTGTACGACGTGCGAGTACGCGCCGTGAATGCGGTCAATGTCTCTTCTCCCTGGGGTTATGCCGATTCAACCACGCTCAGCGGTAAGGTGGGTAAACCCGGCACGCCCGTTAATCTGATGGCCAGTGACAACGTCGTCTGGGCGATTGATGTTACCTGGGGATTCCCCTCTGGCGCTGGCGATACGGCCTACACCGAGATAGAGCAGGCGACTACCGCCGATGGTCAGAATCCGCTGCTATTGGCCAACGTTCCCTATCCAGGTGTGAGCTATCAGCATGGCCCAATGCCGGCAGGCGTGCGCCGTTGGTATCGTGCTCGGCTGGTGGACCGTATCGGCAATAAAGGCGACTGGACACCCTTTGTTGCGGGTATGTCCAATGTTGATGCCGACGAGCTGATCGGCTCTGTGGTTGATGACTACCTGAACTCGGAGGACGGAAAGGCGCTGCTGGATCCGTTGAAAACCAGCCCGGAAGCCATTCTGCAGAACGTGCTGGCGGAATACGGTACCGCTAACCAGCAGTGGGCCAACTATGGTGAGAACCGGGCCGGGATAATCCAGGCACAGAAGGTGGCCGCCGACGCTGAAAGCTCGGTTGCGCAGTTGGAAACTGACGTGACGTCCAAATTTAACGAGCAGGAAGCCGCGATACAGGAAAAAATGACTGCCTATACCGATGCCTCCGGTGGCTCGGCAATCTGGACGTTGAAGACGGGCATTAAGTACAACGGAACGAACTACGATGCCGGCCTGGCGGTTGCTGTGACGGTCAACGGTACGCAGGTTGATACACGCGTAGCCGTTAACGCCAACCAGTTCGTGGTGATCAGTGGCAGCAACGGCAGCTATTACTCGCCGTTTATCATCAAAGATGGACAGGTGCTTATCAGCCAGGCGTTTATCGGCAAGGGCTGGATACAAAATGCGATGATTGGCGATTACATTCAGTCGAATGATTATGTTGCGGGTCGAATGGGATGGCAACTTAATAAAGCGGGCGTTTTTGAAATTAACGGTAGTGGTAGCGGGGGGAGAATGACGATACAAAATAATTCCATTAGGGTTTATGACGGTAATGGAGTGTTACGTGTCGCGATGGGAGAGTATTAATCTAAGGTGAATTTATGGCTTGGGGATTTCAAACCTGGGACGCGAATGGCGTCCCAAATAATACAGGCATAGTTAAGGTTTTTACTATAGGAACTATTAAGGTTGATTTAAACCAAAAGTCAGGGGCTTGGGGGTTTTCTGTTCCATCTGGATATAAAATAGATTTTATGACCTTACAGGATGGTATAGGGTTTACTCAAGAAAGAAGAGGGTTGCGAGTGCTAAATAATAATACACTCGAGATGTTCGATGCGGCAGGGCAATGGTTCAATGGAACGGCACCGGCTTATGCTGGCTGGGTAATAGTCTATTTATTGAGGGTGTAATTATGTCATGGGGGGCAATGTTTGTTGATAGTGACGGTGTGCCCTGGGCTACACCGGATAGCACGCCGATGAGTCTTCTTGAAAAACGGATATTTAACCGAACAGGTGCTGGTGTTGATATTATTCAGCTAAACTATGATAAACCGGTGATTGTAGTAATTCACTCAAATAACAATAAAATCATAGGGGCTATCACTCGAAACCCTAATGATGGAGCGACTGCTATACAATCAAAGATGATCACCGGTAACGGATCTTATGACCTGACAGTATATATTTTTTCAACGCAATTACAGCCGACGGTACCATTTGGAATTAATATATTTAACGCCAGCGGACAATGTATTCAGACAAATGAGACGAAGGTTATGCCTGCACCAGTTAGGCTGGGTACTCCAGGTAGCGATGAATCAGGATATAACGTTAAAACCACTCTTCCTGGCCGATGGGCAGTGATTCCTGCGACAACTGGCTACGTAACTGCGGTAATACAAACCGGTGGCGGCGGACGACCATTCCAGCAGCCCATTACTAGCTTTGCTTCTTTTGATGGTGCAAATACTCAGATATACAGTGGTGCCTGGGATACACCAGGGGGCGCGGCGACAAACGTAACTTATACCAACACCCGAGACTCTGTTTATGTTATAGATGTCTCTGGATTTTAAACGCATTAACTAATGACCAAATCAATCAATGGAGCGTAATTGATCGGCGCAAACGATCGTTAACTTCGTATGAGGATGCTATGATACAAAAACACAGCAAGGGAGATAATAAAGGGATGAAAAGGTTAGCGGCTGTATTATTCGTATCAATAGCAATTACGGGTTGCGCTGGAGTCTTGGAAAAGCAAGAGCCTATTTGCTACGGGACTGCGCTTATTGCGGGACAAGAGACGTCAGTTCCTATCTACGGCGTTCGCAAGCAGGTTGAACAGACACAATATAGAGCTGGTGGACCGTTCGGTTGGCGTTGGGTCGGAAAAAACAACTTTACGCGTACGACTTGCGATAAATAGAAATCAGTCAACGTCAGATAACCCGGCCGCCGTGCCGGGTTTTTTGTTGCCAAAATTCAGGAGAACACCATGCCAGCAGGCACGATTACCTTAAAAAACAACTCAGCAGCGGTTGCCGGTACCGGTACTGCGTTCACCTCCGAACTCAAGGCCAACGACTTCATTGTGGTGACAGTCGGCCAGACCGTTTACACCCTTGGGATTAAGTCGGTGGAATCGAATACAGCGCTTACCCTGGTGCGTAACTTCGATGGGCCATCTGCTGGCGGGTTGGCATGGACGCCAATCCCCTATGCGACGATGGTATCTATCACTGCGCAGACACATGCATATACTGCCGAAGCGCTGCGGGGACTGTTGCTGGATAAACGCAACTGGCAGCAAGTTTTCAGTGGTACCGGAAACATTACGGTAACGCTACCCGACGGCAGCACGTTTACCGGCCCGTCATGGAATAGCTTTACAGCGGCACTAAATTCAAAAGCTGATAAAACAGACCTTGATAAAAAAGTCGATAAAACATCGCTCGGCAACTCTGCAACTCGTGATGTGGGAACTGGCCCAGGAAACGTTGCGGCGGGAAATGATGGGCGTTTTAGTTCAATCGATGGGAATTACGGCGGAGAGCTTGCACGAAATTCCGGGTTAGGTGTTGCTGTGAATGGTTCAAATACATCAGGAGTATATAACACAACACCTCGTTTTGAGACGGTTATTCGAGGGCGGGGGCCGACTACAGACCCTCGTGGTGCAAAATTTTCATTATTGATGCAAGAGCAAGTCGATAATACTGCTAATGGGATACTTGAATTTGATGGTTTTGGAAAGAATTTTACGTGGAGGTTTAACCTTGAAGGGAATGGAACTGCACCTGGCTCATGGATTGGTAATTCCGACCGTCGGATAAAAACGGATCTTGAAGCAATCGATAATGCACTCTCTAAAGTTGAAAAACTCACTGGATATACAGGGCTTAAAGATGGCAATCCGTTTACGGGTTTAATCGCCCAAGACGTTCAAGAGGTATTACCTCAGGCGGTTTCTGTAACGGGTGACTTAAAATTACAAAATGGTGAGATGGTCGAGGATGTACTAGGCGTTAGCTATGGTGAGTTGGCTGGGCTGTTCGTTGAAGCAATTAAAGAGTTGTCGTTAAAAATCAGCCGTCAGGATGAAGAAATTAAAAATCTAAAAGAGTCCATGAATCGTTAATTTAGACACAATGAAATAATCACCAACTCCGCTTCGGCGGTTTTTTAATGGAGAAATAAGATGGTTTTAATCAGCGGTGTATTAAAAGGACCTTAACCGCCTGTGCTTTGTGGAAACCAGCACTGGCAAGGACGGCACAATCTATGTGAAGGTCAGCAAACGCCGCTTTGACATCGATACAGCGGCGATTGTAGCCGGTGAGCCTATGGATATTCCAGACGGTCGCTGGATTGACCTGCGGCTTGAAATACCAGTTATAGAGAAAGTTGAAGATCCACCAGTGGGTGAAGCGTAGCCTTTAAGATGCCGGGATAACCCGGCTATTAAGTCATGGCTGAAACCAGTCGTCCGCGCTTTCCCACGTTTCCTGCAGTATCTCCTCGATAGCCTCTCTGTCCGCTGGCGTACCATTGCGCACTGACAGCCCATCCATTCCTGCGATCCGGACTGTGGCCTCAATATCTGGAAATTTACGCTGCAGCCGCTTGTTAAGCTCAATGGCCAGTGCCGAGGCTGCACCAGCGGGCAGCTGTTTTTTCTTGTCGATAGTCACTTCAACGTAAAGCATGATTGCCCCCTCAGTTGTCGCTTACCAGCCACTGATCCGATTCTTCAAACATTTCTTCCAGCATCCGGTTCAGCTTTTCTTTGTCGCTTTTACTTGCGTCGGTGTTCAGGCTGTTTGCCTGCATTGGTTTTACCCGAACGTCAGCGGCAGGAAAAATGCCGTGAACCCGTTTGGTCAGTTCTGCCTTGATCATTTCAGCAGCACCAGGGAGTTCTGCCACATTGCGTTTATCAAACACAAGTTCTACGAACATTTATGCACCCCTAAATTTAACTGTGATTTTATACAGTATATTCAGGTGGGTAATTTTTTCAATGCTGAGCGAGATAATGGGGCAGGAAATCTACTCAGGTGGGCTTTTTGTTGGACATATCTTTGGGAATTTCTGCCAAGAACCCACAAGAGTCCCATGAGTTATCCGAAACAACGTACCCCAACTCCTTCAGTCGGCTAAAGGTTAGCTGGAAAACTGATTCAAAGTCATCGTCGCTGAGGCCACCAAGGTCCAAATCATTAAGGTCAATGGAGAAGCTTGTGTGCCCGATACGTATCTTTTTGTTTATTTCAGTAAATGTTCTTTTGTAGATGACACTAGAGAGTTCTTCTTTCGCTTTATCAACAAGTTGAATTGCATCTTTGGCGGAAATTAATTCATCGGCTGGTATCTCGTTCAGGAAACTAACGTCCAGTCTCTGGACGATCTCGGCATTCATAGAGCGGCCATTTGCTTTTGCTGAGTCTTCGACTTTTCCCTTTAATTCAATAGGAAGTCTAATTCGTAATTGCGGGTCTTCTCTGCTCATGGGGATCCAAAACTATGTTATAGCAATGATATGCGGAATTATGCCCCACCGTGGGGTTGACTTCAATGACGCACGGTGTGACAATTATTTTGCCCCACGGTGGGGCGGGCAAGGGAGGTTAAAAGTGCAAAGAGCAAAAGATATGTACCAACGTAAGATTCGATTTCCTGAGGAGATCTGTTTGGCAATACAAAACAACGGTGATAAGCAGTGTCGGCAGTTTAATACCGAGGTGATTTATCAATTGAGAAAGGCATATGGGCTAATAGAGAAGAGAAATGACGAATCCTAATAATGGCGAAACCCCGAAGTACGCGAACACTTGCGGGGTTTCTATGTCAGTAACTTTGGAGAAAACCGACATGAACATTATAGCAAAATCAGAATTCAACTTCCAAGGCAATGCTCTTGTACCAGTTACTGGCATCACCGGCGTTTGGTTGACGTCTGCTGACATTGCCAAGGCTCTGCAATATAAGAGCGGCAAGTCGATCACCAACCTGTTTAACCAGAACAGTGATGAGTTTACCGATGCTATGACAATGGTCATCGAATCAGTGACCAATGGTATCAATTGCTCATCTCGCCGCATGAAGGTGCGTATTTTTTCCCTTCGCGGCACCCATCTGATAGCTATGTTCGCCTCAACACCAACGGCCAAAGAGTTCCGCCGCTGGGTACTGGATATTCTGGATAAACAGAGTGCTGATATGGCGCCAATAAAAAACGAACCAAGCGAAAGAGAAGTCACTGCATACAACGTGGAGGTACTCATGAGCCACTACCAGGCAATGTACGAGGCTTGGAAGTTCCAGATTTACCCTGCACTAAAAGCAGTTGAGTCCCCCCTTGCAGGCCGACTTTATGACCGTTTTGCTGATGGGAATATGTTCTTGAACGCCGTAAACAGAGCAGCGCAAAAGAAGTTGTTGCCTGGGGAGGCAGCGAGAATTTTTTAGATTTTTCCCCGGACATTGGGCAAATAAAAACCGCCAGTTGCTGCTGGCGGTCGATGTCAAAACCACTTGAAAGGAACTTGTAATGACTAAGTTGACTTTAGCAAAAAACGTTAGATCTGTCACTGGGAAAAGCATCGATAGCCAGGCGCTATTGGTGATGGTTAATGATGCCCGTAGACAGTGTGGGGAACCACCTGTTCGTAATAACAAATTTGTGGAGAAAATAGAGGATGAGCTCGAGGGGGAGTTTTACACTAAAAGTGCAAAACCCTCAGGGGCCAATGGAGGGCGCCCGGTAGAAGTGATAGAGATGACATTCAAGCAATCACTCCGTGTGGCCGCCCGGGAGTCAAGGGCTGTTCGTCGCTCTCTGGTTGATAAGTTGGAAGCTATGCACGAGACGCAGATCGCTAACGGCAAATCCGCCAGCGGGCTCGTAGAGTATCGTCAGGCTCGCACATTGAAGTTGACGGTTGAGGCTGTAACCAGTCTGTTCGACCTGATGCCTCAACTTGCAGCTGAGGCGAAACAAACGGCAGCAGCCAGCCTCATCAATCCAATAGCAGGTTTTGAGGCTATCCCTTTACCTGTGATTGAGGAAAAGCACTATAGCGCTGGTGAGGTTGGTGAAATGCTGGATGTGTCGGCTAACAAGATTGGCCGTATCGCGAATGCCAACAACCTCAAGACAGAGGAATTCGGCAAGTTCTTCCTGGACAAATCGGCACATTCGGCGAAACAGGTAGAGGCGTTCCGCTATAACTCTAACGGCGTGGAGGCTTTACGACACCTGATCCACGGTGCGGATGTAGCATAACCGCACTCGATATCGAACCCAACCCGCCAAGTGCGGGTTTTTGTTTTATGGGGCATAAATGGGGCATGGATAGGGTAAAAATGGGTGTTTCTGAGCGGGAGCAGGTTTCTCAAGAAAGATAAAAAACTCAGTAAAAACATAATATAAGCAGTATTGAGCAGGTGTGACAAAAAGAGGCTCATTACGGTATAGACGTATTGAGCCAC